CGAGGGGAGGACAATGTTGCAGGATCACTAATGGTTGATCTTGAGAACAAAGGCTATCACCCAGAATCAAAGACGCACATTCATGCAATGACTTTAAAGGCGTTTGTCCGCGAAAGAGTGGAGAATGGCTTACCAATTGACCTAGACTTGTTCGGTGCTTTTGTGGCTCGAACTGCTGACGTAAGGAGGAAATCATAATGTCGGAACTTACTACAAAGAAAGAAACTTTACCTGCAAGTTTGATGAGCGACTTGTTATCTGGAGAAGGGGTTGATTACGATACCTCTGAACTACAGATACCATTCGTTCGCGTAATACAGGCTCTATCACCACAGATTAAGAAGAACGATGCGGGCTTTATTAAAGGCGCGTCTCAAGGTGATGCGTTTAATACAGTAACTGGGGATTACTGGAACGGCGAGGAAGGCTTTGAAGTTGTACCTTGTTTACAACAAACAAAGTACTTGGAGTTTATACCTCGTGATCAAGGTGGTGGTGGTTTCGTTGGCGAGTTATCTGCTGACGATCCAAATATCGCCAGGGCGACAAGAACAGGTGGTAAGGAAATCTTACCTAGTGGCAATGAGTTAGTGAAGAGCGATCAACACTATTGTATGCTAATAGGTTCGGATGGACTGTATCAACCTGTAATTGTTGATATGAAATCAACCCAACTATCCGTGTCTCGAAGATGGAAGACACAAATTGCAATGCTAAAGGTTAAAGATGCACAAGGCGTTCTTAAAACGCCAGCGTTGTTTGGCACTGTTTGGCGGTTAACAACTGTCGAGCAAAGCAATGACATGGGTACTTGGTACAATTGGTCTGTCGAGAAAGTAAAAATGATAGACGATGAAGCATTGCTACAGGAAGCAATTAGTTTCCGTAAGTCAGTTCAAAAGGGCGAAGCAAAAGCGGTGGTCGAGGATCACGGTGAGAAGGCAGAAGACGCACCCTTTTAATTAACACGAGGAGGGTCTCTTGGAGGCTCTCCTTTTTTTACGGAGAAACATATGTCTTTGACAGACCGTTTTAAAGCGGCATTTAGAGGTTCAGACCTTGCTCATGGACAAACGACAATAGGTAAAACGAGACGCAACGGAAAAACAGACGCAAAGAGCTACATAGTTAAGCAACCGTTAACAAGGGATTTAATCGAGGAACATTTAAAGGGAACAAAGGGCGTTGGATCAATACCAATAAACGATAAGAACCTGTGTAATTTTGGTGTACTAGACATAGACACCTATCCCATAGACCACCTCGAAGTCTTAAAGAAGTGTCGTAAGTTAAAGTTACCATTGGTCGTTTGCAGATCGAAGAGCGGAGGTGCACATTTGTTTTTGTTTATGAAGACAGAGACCAGTGCGTCCGAGATCCGAGATTACTTAGGCGAGATGTCTGCAGCTTTAGGTTACGCGGGATGTGAAATCTTCCCCAAACAAGATCGTATTCTTGCAGAGCGCGGAGATGTAGGCAACTTTATTAACCTACCATACTTCGATCAGGCAAACACAGTTCGCTATGCGTTTAAAGATAATGGCGACGACATGACTTTGGAAGAGTTTCTTGACGAGGTAGACAAGAGGAAGGCGACAGTATCGAGCCTAGAGAAGATAGACTTTGGAACACAAAGAGAGCAGTTTTCAGACGCTCCACCATGCTTACAGTTGTTTTTCTCTATGGGCATACCAGAGGGCACGAGAAACAAGGTAATGTTTAACGGCGGACTATACCTAAAGAGGAAGTACCCAGATTCATGGAAAGATAAGCACGAAGAACTGAATCAGAAGCATTGCATACCGCCTTTGCCAGCCAATGAGATTGTTGGGCTACAAAAGCAGATAGATAAAAAAGAGTACCTTTACACTTGCAAAGACGAGCCGATGTCTAGTCATTGTAATAGAACGATGTGTAAGACACGAACCTTTGGTATTGGTGATGCAGACTCTACACCTCAAATTGGTGGGCTAACGATACTTTTGTCCGAGCCTCGATTGTACTTCTTAGATGTGGACGGCAAGCGTTTAGAGATTACAACAGAGCAATTACAAATGCCGTTACAATTCCAAAGGGCTTGCATGGAGCAGATAAACTTTATGCCTCCTTTGGCCAAACCTACTGAGTGGCAACCTGTAGTAAACTCGTTGCTTAACAATGCCACACACATCGAGGTGTCAGAGGAACTAACAAGTGTAGGCCAGTTTAAAGAACTTCTTGAGATGTTCTGCATGAGTAGGATTAGAGCCAAGTTTCCAGAAGAGTTGTCTATGGGCAAGCCTTGGACGGAAGACAACTTCACATACTTTACGATGAAGGGGTTACAGGAGTTTTTACGACAGAGAGGTTTTACTTTATACAATAGACCACAAATCCAACAGAGATTAAAAGATCTGAACGGAAACCGTGAAGCGAACGGCCAGTATAAGGTGAAGACAGAAGGAGGGAAGTGGACAAACATTAGGGTTTGGTGGGTTCCTAAGTTTGAAGCTAACGAGGTAGAGATACCTGCTAATGAAAAGGAGTTACATAATGAAGTCCCATTCTAATGAGTGGCGAGACCAGAACTACGTTAAGATTGGAGAGATAGCCGAGAAGTTGGGTGTTTCTCGATCAACGATATACAAATGGGTGGAGGAGAAGAACTTCCCCTCACCTGTTGTATTTGGTGATGCCAAGAAAAACAGCACAGTAAGATGGTTGGGAACAGATATCCAAGAGTGGTTAGACCAGAGACCGAGGGGCAAAGATGAGTGAAAAGCTAATTCTTGGGCCTCCCGGTTGCGGCAAAACTTATCGGTTGATTAACATTGTAAAAGAAGAACTAAGCAATGGCACCCCTCCAGATAAGATAGGGTTTGTTTCTTTCTCTAAGAAAGCCATCGAGGAAGCTAAAAGTAGAACAGTTGTGCAACTGGGCTTGTCAGATAAAGACGTGCCTTGGTTTCGAACACTGCACTCTACTGGGTTTCAATGGCTTGGCATGAAAACCGAGGAAGTTGTTTCACGGTATGATTTTAACATGCTAGGGAAAGAGCTAGGATTGATCTTTGACAACAACACTGCTTCTGCATTGGCGGATGGTTTGCTACCTGCCTCAGTAAAAGAAGGCAACAAGTACCTAGAACTCATAGGTCGAGCAACGTTGCGTATGGTATCGCTAGAAGAACAGTACAACGACACAGAGAATTATAACTTGAGTTGGCCGATGTTAAAGAAGGTTGATGAGATATACTCGTTATATAAGTCAGAGAACGGAAAGTACGATTACACAGACATGATTCAACAATTTGTTGATCAAGGGTCTGCACCGTCCCTAGAGGTTTTAATCGTCGATGAGGCGCAAGACTTAACACCGCTACAATGGGAGCAAGTTAAGCTGTTAAGGACGTCAGCGGAGCGTATATGGTACGCTGGAGACGATGATCAGGCGGTACACAGATGGATGGGGGTTCGAGTAGAACAATTCATGGAGATCTGTGATGATGTAGAGATTTTAGAACAGAGTTATCGTGTGCCCAACTCTGTCCATGCCCTCGCTAACAGAATAGTTAAACGAATAGACACCAGGCATGAAAAGAACTGGTTGCCGACAAAGCATGAAGGAACGATAAATTACTATTCGAACTGGTATGATGTGAATATAGATGAGGGTTCATGGACGATTATGGCTCGAACCAACAAAGTAATCAGCACGATTGCACATGAACTTAGAGAAAGCGGTTACTTATTTGAGAGATATGGCATACCTAGTCTTAATCCAGATCTGATGAGGGGCATAGAAACGTGGGATACTTTGGTTGAAGGTCAATCAGTATCTGTTTCTCTTATTCGAGCCATGTACAAGCTTGCACCAAAACAGGGGCCGAACGCCGTTATTAAAAGAGGCTTTGCTAAAACCTTGGAGTATGTCGAGGAAGATGTAATGCTTAACTATGATGAGCTAGTCCAGAATCACGGATTGATTGCAGAAAAAAGCTGTCAAGGTAGTAGTGTTGTTAATATGTCCTTGGATGACAAGCGTTACATGAGATCTCTTGTTAGTCGAGGAGAGAACCTTGGCAGACCTAGAATAAAATTATCCACGATACACGCAATGAAGGGCGGAGAAGATGACAATATAATGTTGTTAACAGAGTCTGCATACCCATGCGTTAACAGTAAGTTTCCCGACGACGAGCATAGGATTTTCTACACAGGGATAACAAGAACAAAAGAAAATCTACACATAATAGAAACAAGTTCAAAATACAGGTACGATATATGAGACGAGAAGAAATATTAAGAAAAGCAGAGGGCTATATCAATGGTCCCAGAGCCAAGGACTACGGAGACTCACACACGAACCATTTGCGTGTGGCAAGATTGTGGTCTGTGATCCTTGGGCAAGACGTTACAGTAGACCAAGTGTATTTGTGCTTGGTTCAATTAAAAGTATCCAGATTAATCGAGACACCAGATCACGAAGATAGTTGGGTAGACATCTGCGGTTATGCAGCATTAGGAGGCGAGGAATGATAAACAGTACAGATGAGACATTCGAGGAAGACGTTCTAAAGAGCGATGTTCCAGTGTTAGTAGATTTTTGGGCGGAGTGGTGTAATCCATGTTTGCAGATAGCACCTGCACTTGAGGAGTTGTCAGAAAAGTACCAGGGTGAAATTAAAATTGTGAAGATGGATATTGATAAGAATCCGGGAACACCAAGTAAGTTAGGCGTTCGCAGTATTCCAGCTTTGTTTTTGTTTAAGGATGGCAAGGTTATTTCTAATAAGTCAGGATCCTATCCTAAAGCTGTATTAGATGTTTGGATCAAAGGCTCGATCTTATATGACGATGAGGAGAACTCTTAATGGCTAAAGGGAAGAGTACCTTATCCTTTTGGGAGAGAGAAGACTTTAATCACTTAGACTTAGAAACAGATTGGACAGCTCCAGATCAGTTTCCAGACTTAACGCAAAGCACTTACATGGCAATTGACCTAGAAACGTGTGACCCAAACCTAATGACACTAGGCCCAGGTTGGGCACGCGACGATGGTTTTATTGTAGGCATTGCGATTTCTGCGGGCGACTTTGACGGATACTATCCTATCAAGCACCAAGGGGGAGGCAACCTTACACAACGCCGTGTTATGGAATGGTTAAAGGTTCAATTAGCAACGCCCCATATTCCTAAGATCATGCACAATGCAACCTATGATGCTGGCTGGCTAAGATGGGCAGGTGTTAAGATCGAGGGCAAGATCATTGATACGATGGTTGCGGCTCCGTTGATTGATGAGAACAGATTTAGTTACAGCCTAAACAATCTTGGCCGAGACTATATTGACATGAGAAAGAATGAGAAGGGCTTGAGAGCGGCGGCTAAAAGTTTTGGCATAGATCCAAAGGGCGAGTTGTGGAAATTACCTGCAAAGTTCGTAGGGGTGTACGCAGAACAAGATGCTCGAATGACCTTGAAGCTATGGAATAAGTTTGAGGTTGAGCTTAGTTCTAACGAATTATCTTCTATCTTTGAACTAGAAACAAGCCTCATACCGCTTATGTTAGATATGCGAGAACGTGGTGTTCGCGTTGATGTTGATGGTGCGGAGCGTGTTAAGAAAGATCTTCTGGCAATGAAGAAGGTTATTAACGCAGAGATTAAGAAAGACGTTGGCTTTGAGATCGAGCCGTGGGTAGCGACAAGTGTGGCTAAAGCTTTTGATTATCACAACATACCATACGATAAGACTGAGACATCAAACAAGCCGTCCTTTACAAAGGCATGGTTGCAAGGGTGTCCACATCCGATTGCGGCAAACATCCTACGTCTCCGGGAGTTAGATAAAGCGCAGAACACNTTTATTGATAGTATTCTTAAACACGCGCACAANGGACGTATTCATGCTGAATTNCATCAGCTAAGATCCGATGACGGAGGTACGGTGACTGGGCGGTTCTCAAGTTCGAACCCTAACTTGCAACAGCTACCNGCAAGAGATCCACAGATTAAGTCTTTGATCCGAGGATTGTTTATTCCAGAAGACGGCGAGAGATGGGGGAGCTTTGACTACTCTAGCCAAGAGCCTCGATTACTCGTACATTACTGCGCGTCCTTATCTGGTTCGGACAGACATGCTCAGATTGATAGCGTGGT